TAACAGCAAGCGGGAGTTCTGGACTACAAAAGTGGTAGACGCCAGAACGGTCGAGGGGACGGACAAACAGGTCTACCAGCAGATCATCGACGAATATGGCGCTGACTCATCACAAGCGCACGTCGAGGTGTACGGTCAGTTCCCGTCCGAGGGCGACGATCAGTTCATATCCGCCAGTTTAGTAGACGAGGCGATGAAACGTAGTCCTTACCGCGATGCGTCAGCACCAATAGTGATTGGCGTAGACCCCGCACGCTTTGGCGCGGATGCAACAGTTATTGCGGTGCGCCAAGGACGTGACATTATCGCTATCCAGCGCCACAGGGGCGACGACACCATGACTGTTGTTGGGCATGTGATCGAGGCGATTGAAGAATACAAGCCAGCTTTGGTCGTGATTGACGAGGGTGGCTTGGGGGCTGGTATTGTTGACCGTTTGAAAGAGCAAAGGTACAAAATCAAAGGTGTCAACTTTGGCAATAAATCGTCAAATCCGGTCATGTATGGCAATAAAAGAGCCGAAATGTGGGGCAAAATGAAGGATTGGCTGAAAACTGCTTCAATCCCGCTTGACAGGTTTCTTAAAACTGATTTAATTTCGCCTATGATGAAGCCCGACTCCAAAGGGACTATTTTTTTGGAGTCAAAAAAGGACATGAAGGCACGCGGATTGGCCTCGCCTGACGCGGCTGACGCTATTTGCGTCACTTTTGCCTTTCCAGTAGCCCACCGTGAGGCGCGTGAATCCACGCAGCGCCGCACGTACAGTGACAGAGGCGTGGTTGCAACTTCTTGGATGGGATCGTAATGGCTAAGAAATCTGTATCCTTAAGCGTTGGACGCGGCGAGAAGTTGCCAGTCAGCAAAGGTGCTGGTTTGACGGCTAAAGGGCGTGAGAAGTACAATAGAGAAACTGGCAGCAATCTCAAAGCGCCAGCGCCTAACCCTAAGACTAAGGCAGATCAGGGGCGCAAGGATTCATTTTGTGCAAGAATGGGCGCAGTAGCGGCCAACGCCAAAGATGGCGAACGCGCTAAAGCAGCTCTTAAACGATGGAAGTGTTGATATGGCTACCAAACCCGGCTTATATGCCAATATCCATGCAAAACGTGAGCGCATAGCCGCTGGCTCCAAAGAGAAAATGCGCCAGCCAGGCGACAAGGGCGCGCCGACCGCCAAAGCGTTTAAAGAATCTGCCAAAACAGCAAAGAAGAAATAATCATGCCACTGGTTAAATCAAAATCACCCGAAGCCTTTCGCAAGAACGTCAAAGCTGAAGTCAAAGCTGGCAAGCCCGTCAAGCAGGCCGTTGCCATCGCGTATTCAGTCAAACGTGAAGCAGAAAAGAAGAAAAAATAATGGCTGATCCAACCGGAATGGTCGCGGCGGCTAATGTAGCCGCTGGCGGCAAACCACCAAAGTCTGACTCAGACATATTGACAACCGCCCGCGCTCGGTTGGACATGGCAGTCGCTGCACTGGCCGAGAGCCGTGAGGATGAGATTGACGATCTGCGCTTTTATGCCGGATCACCTGACAACCACTGGCAGTGGCCTGCTGACGTATTGGCTACCCGTGGTGCGGTGCAAGGCCAAACGATCAACGCACGCCCGACACTCACAATCAACAAACTGCCGCAGCACGTTCGTCAAGTGACGAATGACATGCGTCAGAACCGCCCAGGCGCTAAGGTCATCCCAGTCGATGACAACGCTGACGTGGAAGTGGCTGAGATTTTCAACGGCATGATCCGCCATATTGAGTACATCTCTGACGCTGACGTGGCATACGACACGGCCTGCGAGAATCAGGTGTCCTACGGCGAAGGCTATATCACCCTGATGACCGAGTACTGTGACGAGAACACATTCGATCAGGACATCAAGATTGGCCGTGTGCGTAACTCGTTCAGTGTTTACATGGATCCGCTAATCCAAGACCCAACGGGTGCAGACGCCAAGTATTGCTTTATTACCGAAGACCTGACCAAAGCAGAATATGAGCGCCAGTACCCAGATGCTGCGCCTATCTCTACTTTGCAGTCCCTTGGCGTGGGCGACCAGTCAATCAGCAACTGGCTCAATGAAGACACTGTGCGTATCGCTAGTTATTACTACATTGACTACGACAAAACCAAGCTGAATTTGTACCCTGGCAACCAGTCGGCCTTTGAAGGCACGCCTGAAGACAAGATGCTTAAGGACATGTTTGGCAAGCCAATCAAAAGCCGCATCTCTGAGCGCCCACGGGTGATGTACTGCAAGATCAACGGTTACGAAATCCTTGAACAAAAAGAGTGGGCTGGCAAATGGATCCCAGTGATCCGTGTGATTGGCAACGAGTTCGAGGTTGATGGCCGTATTTACATTTCTGGCCTTGTCAGAAACGCCAAAGATGCCCAGCGCATGTACAACTACTGGGTGTCTCAAGAAGCTGAGATGCTGGCTTTGGCTCCCAAGGCTCCGTTCATTGGCTATGGTGGCCAGTTTGAGGGCTATGAGGACAAGTGGAAGACAGCCAACACAAACAACTGGCCTTATTTGGAGGTCAATCCAGACGTTACAGACGGCCAAGGTGCAGTCTTGCCACTACCCCAGCGGGCACAGCCGCCAATGGCCTCTAGCGGTCTATTACAGGCCAAAGCAGGCGCATCTGAGGACATTAAGTCCACAACCGGCCAATATAACGCTTCTCTTGGCATGGGAAGCAACGAACGCTCTGGTAAAGCCATCTTGGCCCGTCAGCGTGAGGGTGATGTCGGTACTTTCCATTACGGTGACAACCTAACCCGTGCCGTGCGCCATGTGGCTCGTCAGTTGGTGGACTTGATCCCCAAGATTTACGACACACAGCGTATTGCCCGCATCATTGGTGAAGACGGCGAGACTAAGATGGTCAAGATCAATCCTGACCAGCCGCAACCCGTCAACAAGATTGTCAACGAGCAGGGTATTGTGATCGAAAAGATCTATAACCCTGGTGTTGGCAAGTACGATGTGGTGGCCACAACTGGCCCCGGCTACGCAACCAAGCGCCAAGAGGCGTTGGAAGCCATGGCTCAACTGCTTCAGGGTAATCCCCAACTGTGGTCTGTGGCTGGCGACTTGTTTGTCAAGAACATGGATTGGCCTGGCGCACAAGAGATGGCCAAGCGGTTTCAGAAGACCATTGACCCCAAGTTCTTGTCGGATGACAATGATGATCCGGCATTGCAGGCGGCGCAGCAACAGATTCAGGCCATGGGCGCTGAGATGGAGCAGATGTACCAGATGATCCAGAATGTCGGCAAATCTATTGAGATGCAAGACTTGGAGCGCAAGGACTTTGAGGCTCAGATCAAAGCATACGATGCTGAGACTAAGCGAATTGCCGCTGTGCAGGCCGGTATGACTGAAGAACAAATCCAAGACATTGCCATGGGTGTTGTCGCTGCGGCCATGGAATCGCAGAGCATGATGAACCAAATGCCTGAGATGCGCGAGGAACCCATGCCTATGGAAGAACAACAAATGATGCCTCCCCCACAACAACAAATGGGAATGCCACAATGAAAGCCGCAGACTTTATCGGAATCTTATTCCTAGCCCGTGATGTAACTCACTCGGTGCATTTGAACACTCGCAGTTACAGCAAGCATGTGGCGCTCAACATTTTCTACGAGCGTATCATTGGCGCAGCTGACGACTTTGCCGAAGCCTATCAAGGCCGTCATGGTCTAATTGGCCCAATTACCCTGCATTCGGCCAAAAAGACAGCCAATATCATCGAGTTTTTGCAAGATTCGCTTGCCGAAATTGAAGCCGCAAGATACGATGTGTGTGATAAATCTGATTCAACAATGCAACAATTGATAGATAATATCGTTGAGATATATCTCCGGACTTTGTACAAATTGAAATTCTTGGCGTAAGGATCATCATGGAACTTCTCAACCCTCTATCGAAAGCCGACTTCCCAGGTCGCACTGCATCCTACACCGGCACTGCTGCCAACACGACTGACTGGAACCCAGGCCCCGAAGGCGTGGTGATCTGGTCTACAACTCCTTGCTATGTGGAAGTTGGCCCAGGTGCTGTGGCCACGACTGCTAGCACACCAATCCCTGCATACACACCAATCCCGTTCTATTTGCCCATGGGCACTGGCGCTCCTTTCCGAGTCAGTGCCATCCGTATCTCCGATGACGGTGTGGTGTACTGCAAACCGATTAACAAGCAATGAGCTTTGGTGTCGCCCTTCGCAATGCGCTAGGTCTTGGGCTTGGCGGCATTGTTACGTTAATTACGGGCACACGCGACAGCGGTGCTTCTGTGGGCAACCTTCTCACCGAGTCTAGTGACAATCTCGTCCAAGAGGACGGTGGCTTGATTCTTTTGGAGCCTTAACATGGCCGTTGTATACCTTTCTCCAGTGGGCGGTGTAGCGGCCCAATTTTTTACAAATACCGGCGCAGTTTTGACTGGCGGTAAGCTGTACACGTATGTGGCTGGAACAACAACTCCTCAAGCTACCTACACTACATACCGAGGCAATGTTGCTCGGACTAACCCAATTGTGTTAAACGCGGCGGGACGCGTGCCCGATAGCGGCGAAATTTGGATCACATCACAATCGTATAAGTTTGTTTTAACAGATGCAAATGATGTTTTGATTGCAACGTATGACAACATCAATAGTTCTGGGCCACTTGTTTTTACAATTAACAATTTTACAGGCAACGGAGTAGCAGTAAACTTTACATTGACCGCCGCACCGTCTAACGAAAATGACACCTTTTTATATGTTAATGGTGTTTATCAAAACAAAAATACTTACAGTATTTCCGGGACTACATTAACGTTTTCACAGACGCCTCCATTGAATTCGTTAATTGAAATAATGTATCTTGTGACAGTGCAAAATTTCAACGTAAATAATTTTACAGGTAATGGGGCAACTACTGTATTTACGTTAGTCGGCACACCATTTAACGAAAACTCAACTTTTGTGTTTATCAACGGCGCTTATCAACAGAAAAACACTTACACAGTGGTTGGTACAACACTAACTTTTTCAGCAGCGCCGCCAAATACCTCAACAATTGAAGTTATTTTTAACTAAGGATGACTTATGGCAGATAAAAAGATTTCCGCACTAACTTCTGCAACTACCCCCCTTGCGGGCACAGAAGTATTGCCCATTGTTCAAAGTGGCGCGACAGTTAAAGTTGCAACTGATGACCTAACTGTTCGAAATGTCCGCGCAAATGCAACAAGTGGTATTTTGCAAGTTACTGGGCCTGCGGCAGCCAGCACTCGTGTAATGACTGTTCCTGATGCTAACTTTACTGCAGCAAGAACTGACGCAGCACAGACCTTTACGGGATTGCAAACATTCAATGATGGTGCAGATATTGGCTCAACAAGTCTTGCGGGAAAAATTGCAAAAGCCCGTAGGAATTATTATCAAGTAAGTGATAACAGAACTCTTACATCTGGAACAGTAAATTTTTTATCAATTGATTTTGGGGCAAGCACAAAAGTCGCAGCAATTTTAAACATTTGCTCTACAGCATTTTCACCCGGCGTAAGTGATTTTTCAAGGGCTGAAACTTTGTTTGTTACAAGAGATTCCACAGGCATTTTTGTAATTATTTCAAAGTCAAGTCAAGGTGACACTGCTGGCACTACAGTAAGCAGTTCAATTTCTGGTAATACTGTTCTTTTGACGTATACATATAACGCAGCAGTAGGTACTCAATTTAACAATTCTTATGTTGAGATTGTTGGAATCAATGCAACAACAACAGAATCCACATTTACAGTAACAGTTCTTTAAGGAGCAATCATGGAAACCAAAAAACCACTCGTTGACATCAAGCAAATTTTCGTCAGCCCAGAAGGAAAAGTCCGCATTACCTTGGAACACAAAACCTTTGATTCTGACGGCTTGGAAGAAACTGTTTCAACTGAAAAACTTACGTTTGAAAAAAACGCTGATGTATCAAATCAACCAACTATCGTGCAAAAAATTTGCAACGATGCTTGGGCAGAGTAAAGGATTAAATCATGGCTTTGACTAAAGTTTCCAATTCAATGATTCAGGGCGCTATTGTCAACGCTGTTGATTTTGGCGCTGTTGGTGATGGGGTAGCAGATGACACGGCTGCGTTGCAAGCCGCCATCAACTATTGCTTAACCCAAGATTTAGACCCAGATGGTCGCCCAACTAAAAATTTGGCTATTACTGGTCGTTGCCGCATTACAAGTTCGTTGATTATCAATCGTTTGGTTGACAGCGCGGCTGCGGATCGTTACTTCACCATTTATGGTTTTGAAGGCGGTGGAATTTACACAACCACAGCAAACTGTGTCATGTTTTCCACAACTTTAGCTTATACGTCTGATCCAGTTTGCCAAATGGTTCGGTTTGAAAATATCTATTTCGAATCGTCTAACGCTGTGGCAGCATCAACATTTGTTTTGGATAGAAACAAATTTTTGCGGTGCGTTTTCCAAGGCTGTAATTTTGTTAAAACACGCTGCTTGTCATCAACTGCTTCCGGCGCTTTCACGCAATCGCTTTATTTTTTCCAATGCGATATGCGCCGAGTTTTAGGTGTGTTTTTTGAATCCACCATTGTTTGTTATGACTTGAAAGTCATTGGTTGCTTAATGGAAGCAACAAGCAATGGATGGAATATTGTTTCCGCTGGTTGTGCATTTGTTGGAAACTGCATGGAAGGAATGGAAAGTGGTTACACCATTAAATGTATCGGCAATGGTTTGACTGTTTCTGGAAACTACTTTGAAGGCAGCGACATTGATTTAGATTTTTCAAATGGTGACAACTTAGGGTTCAGTATTACAGGTAATTATTTCGGTGGCAATACTGGCACACGTTCCGCTATTGAATGGGGTGATGTTTACACTTCGCAGTCAACTGGAAATTATTGCACTGAAAAACTGCACTATTTTACGACCACAAATCGTAACGTGCAGATCAATGATTATGCACTTGTTCAAGTTTCTAACGTAACAAACACGACCCCCTTAGTTGGCAGAGTTGTTCAAGAAGATCCTAACGGTTTTGGCTCATCAAGAGTTTTTGAAAGTTTGAACAGGCGTAAATTTACAGGACAATTGATTGCTAGCGTATTAACAACCACAAACTTTTTGAGAATTGGTCGAGGTACAGACGATGCAACGATCATCATTGACGTTGTTGCTGTTGGCATTCAAGCTGGATCAGACTTAGTTTCCCAAATGAATAGATGGGTCGTAACCGAAGATGGTGGTGGAGCAACGATCACTGCTGTAAACACCGTCAATGAGGGTCTTACGCCTGTCACAGCAACTATCTCAGGAAACAACATTCTTTTGGCTTGGACTTATGCTGGCGTTGAAGCGAATTTCTTTCAAGCTGCTTATGAGATTTTGGGTGTTGCTGGCGCAACTTCTCAAGGTGAAATTACTGTTACATCTTTAGTTTAAAGAAAAACTATTTTGTTAATTGCAAGCACTTGTTGCACAGCCAGAGTAATCTGGTGTAAGATTTAAAAAACCGTACCAGCGAGGTTCACTGGGGAATCTTAGGATTCAGAAAACATGACTGAAGAAGTCCAAGCCCTAGCGGAAGTAGACTCCGCGCCAACCACGGATGTGACGGCCACACCTGAAGTTGCTGAAAGTACGCCGGAAGTCGCTGAGAACCAAGTTGATCAGGCCACAGAGGAAAAGAAGTACTCCCAGGCTGAAATTGATGCGATGATCGGCAAACGCCTCGCAAGAGAGCAACGTAAGTGGGAAAGAGAGCAAGCAAATCGGTCTGCGGAATCGCAAATCGTGAAAGCTGCACCAACTGCGTCCGTTGACCAGTTTGAAAGCCCTGAAGCCTATGCGGAAGCAATGGCCTATCAGAAAGCTGAAGAACTATTGGCCAAACGTGAAGCAGCCAAGCAGCAATCAGCCGTTCTCGAAAGCTATCAAGAGCGTGAAGAAGCAGCGCGGGACAAGTACGATGACTTTGAACAAGTCGCCTACAACCCCAAGCTACCGATCACAAACGTGATGGCTGAAACGATCCAGTCTTCGGACATTGGGCCTGAGTTAGCGTACTACCTTGGCTCAAATCCAAAAGAAGCAGATCGCATCTCACGCATGACGCCACTCGGTCAGGCGAAAGAGATTGGGAAAATTGAAGCCAAATTGGCATCAGCGCCCCCAATCAAGAAAACAACATCTGCGCCCGCGCCGATTTCTCCTGTCACTGCACGCTCCGCAGGAGCAGCAACTTTGGACACTACAGACCCTCGCTCTATCAAGAGCATGACGGCCTCGCAGTGGATTGAAGCTGAACGTGCAAGACAGATTAAGAAGCTACAAGCACAGACCCGCTAATTTTTTTAAAGGACTTTTGAAATGTCAAACAGTATTCTGACGATTGATATGATCACAAGAAAAGCTCTCGAAATCCTCGAGAACAACCTTGTGCTTACCCGTAACGTGAACCGCCAGTATGACGACAGCTTCGCTGTTGAAGGTGCTAAGATCGGTTCTACACTGCGTATTCGCTTACCCGACCGCGCTTTGGTAACTGACGGCGCCGCCTTGCAAGTGCAAGACGACAACGAACAGTTCACCACTTTGACCGTTGCCAGCCAAAAGCACATCGGTGTCAACTTCACATCTGCTGAATTGACCATGCAATTGGATGACTTCGCAGAGCGTGTTCTGAAGCCTCGTATCAGCCAGTTGGCATCTTCTATTGATGCAGACGTGGCCAATGCGTACAAAACCATCGGTAATACCGTTGGTACACCTGGCACAACTCCTTCTACTTCTTTGGTCTTGTTGCAAGCCCAGCAGAAGCTGAACGAGAACGCAGCTGTGATGTCTCCACGTTACGCTACCGTGAACCCTGCTGCTAACGCTGGCTTGGTTGAAGGCATGAAAGGTCTGTTCAATCCTACAGACACTATCAGCAAGCAATTCAAGAACGGCATGATGGGCACTGGCGTGTTGGGCTTTGATGAGATCAACATGTCTCAGTCTATCAAGCAACACACAACTGGTTCACGCGCTGCCACCGGCAACTCTGTGACCACTACTGTGTCTTCTCAAGGTGCTTCTAGCATTGCTTTGACTATTGGTAACGGCCTGACAGTTCGTGCTGGTGACGTGTTCACTGTTGCTGATTGCTTTGCTGTGAACCCACAGACCCGTGAATCCACTGGTTCGTTGTTCCAGTTCGTTGCTTTGGCTGACGCCACTGCCAGCGGTACTGCAATCGTTGTGAATGTTGCTCCTATCTACACCGCCGCCAATGCTTTGGCTACCGTTGACAGCTTCCCTGTCTCTGGTAAGGCTGTTGTGTTCGTAGGTGCTGCTTCTAGCCAGTACGCACAGAACTTGGTCTATCACAAGGACGCCATCACCTTCGCAACTGCTGACTTGCTGTTGCCACAAGGTGTTGACATGGCTGCTCGCGCAGTCCACAACGGTATCAGCTTGCGTGTCGTGCGTCAGTACGACATCAACAATGACCGTATGCCTTGCCGTATTGACGTTTTGTACGGCTTCAACACGATCCGCCCACAAATGGGCTGCCGTATCTGGGGCTAATTGATTGGGGCTTCGGCCCCTATCTCTGTTATTAACATTGAAAGGAAATTATCATGGCATTACCTAATGGCGCAGGCGGTTACCAAGTTGGTGACGGCAATCTTGGCGAAATCAGTTTCTCCAACACCAGCACTCCAGTTGCTTTGACTGGCGCGGCTGTCACTATCACCGCAGCCGATTTGGCTTCCGGTGTGTGTACCATGGACTCAGGCGGCACAGACGCTGGAGCCTATGTGTTCCCCACAGGCGCACTGCTTGACGCTGCATTCCCTAGCCTTAAAGTTGGCTCGACATTTGACTGCGCTTTCATCAACCTTGGTGACAATGCAGCAAATGACGTGGTTTTCACTGCTGGTACGGGCAACACCCTTGTTGGTAACGACACGATCCAAGATTCGCTGACCAAAACCAGCAACACATCTGGCACGTTCCGTTTCCGCAAAACTGGTGACGCAGCGTACTCAATCTATCGCGTTGCCTAAACTTAAATGGGGGCTTCGGCCCTCATTTTTAAAGGAAAAATCATGACCTCTAACACCAAATCAATTGGCGTTGCTTTTGAAGACCAAGACATCATTGGGTCTAATTTTGTACTGGCTGGTGGCGAGTTGGGCTATACCGCAGAAGCAAGCGGCACAGTGACTCAATTGACAGACAAGTCCACAGCGGTCACGCTGAACAAGTCTGCTGGTCAGATCACACTGAACGGCGCCTCTTTGGCAAACATCACAAACGTTTCATTCACTTTGAACAACAGCACAATCAGCGAAAAAGACGTTATTATTTTAAGCGTGTCTTCTGGCGCTACCGCTGGTGCTTACAACTGCTGGATTTCTAGCAAAACCACAGGAAGTTGCGTAATCACAATTCGCAACCTTTCGGGCGGTTCGCTGTCTGAAGCTTTTGTAATCAACTTTGCAGTTATCCACGTTCTGTAAACCAAATGGGGGCTAATCACCCCCATTCTTAAATTATGAACATTACATTGACACACCCCATCCACGGCGCAAAGATTGCAACAATGGAGTCTGAGGTTGAAATGGATGAAAGAAATGGCTGGACTCGTTATAATCCAGACACGCCTTCTGAAACTGAAGCGGCTCCCGTAAACGTGCTGGAAGTTAAACGCCGTAGAAAAACCACTGCAGAGGTTTAAAAATGACAACGTACACCGCTGGCCAACAAATCGAACGGGCGCTTAGACTTCTCGGTGTGCTTGCTGAAGGTGAGACGCCCTCTGCGGCTACGTCACAAGACGCCTTGATGGCGTTCAATCAAATGATTGATTCGTGGAACACAGAGCGTTTAGCCGTGTTTTGCACACAAGATCAAGTCTTTACATGGCCAGCAGGCTTAATTAGCCGCACCCTTGGCCCAACTGGTGACTTTGTTGGCCTTCGCCCTATTTTGCTTGATGATGCTACGTACTTTAAAGCAAACAACGGCGTGTCTTATGGCATCAAAATGATTAACCAACAGCAGTACAACGGTATTGCTGTTAAGACCGTAACGTCCACCTACCCACAAGTGATGTGGGTCAACATGACGTTTCCTGATATTGAGATATATCTTTATCCAAGGCCAACGCAAGACTTGGAATTTCACTTTGTATCGGTTGAAGAACTAAATCGCCCCGCCACACTATCCACGGTGCTGTATTACCCACCAGGCTATCTGCGTGCGTTTACATACAATTTGGCTATGGAGTTTGCCCCTGAGTTTGGCGTTGAGCCAAGCCCACAAGTGCAGCGCATTGCGATGACTTCTAAGCGTGACTTGAAGCGCATCAACAACCCTGATGATGTGATGGCGCTGCCTTACGCATTGGTGGCCAACCGCCAGCGTTTCAACATCTATGCCGGTAACTACTAATGAAGACGCCGATTCTTGGCTCTACTTATGTAGCGCGTTCTGTCAATGCGGCAGACGCTCGGATGGTCAATCTGTTTCCAGAGATCGTCCCAGAGGCCGGTAAAGAGCCTGCGTTCTTAAACCGCGCCCCTGGCCTTAAGTTACTCAACACTATTGGCAACGGCCCAATCCGTGGCTTGTGGGCGTTTTCGTCCAGCGACAGCACGGCTTTTGTTATTTCTGGCACACAACTGTACAAAATCAACACCTCGTATGTGGCTACGTTGATTGGCACGGTGGCCGGTACTGGCCCCGTCAGTCTGGCTGACAACGGCACGCAGCTGTTCATTGCGGCCAATGGCCCCAGCTACATTTACGACAACACGACAAACGCTTTTGGTCAGATTACTGATCCAGACTTTCCAGGCGCTGTAACTGTTTGCTATTTGGATGGCTACTTTGTGTTCAACGAA